GCTCCCATTCACCAGTATCACCTAAATCAATATAAATGTCTGGTTTTACAATTTCTATGGCCTTACAAACGATTTTTATGGCCTTTTTATCGTGTATAGGAAAGTGTTTATCAGGAGTAACAATAGCTCTCCTAACAACACTTTGTTGTTTATTTGTCATACTTACCTCTATTTCAAAAAACTATTTTATAATTTAGGAACTGATAAAGTTCTTACTCCGCTTTTTCTTAATGGATATTGATTCATTTTTTTCTCATACATTAATTTAAAATATTGAGCTCTTTGTAAATCTCCTGCATCTTCAAACATTCTTGCTTTAATATAACATACAACAGCTGGATGTAAACCTGAATCTAATCCTGCGGTTGTTTTTAAATCTTCAGTAACTGCATCAATTGTTGCGTATTTAGCTGTATATGTAATTCTTAAACCATTATCAATAAATAATGATGTAAAAGTGCCTGTTTCATTGGTATTAGAATCTGAACTTGAACGAGTCATTGTAAATGTAGTTGCACCTGTTACAGTTACAGATTGACTTGCTAAATTATCATCATTAAAATTTGTAGTTCCAGATATACTTACTCTATCTCCTGTGGCAAGACCATGTGCTGCACTTGTTGTAAAAGTTATAGTAGTACCTGAGCAGTCTGCATCACTTATTGTTCCGCTTAAATTTCCAGTACCTTGAAATGTATCATATTTTTCTGTAGTTCTTTCGCCAGTACCTGATATATCTTCACAAACAATTGCTAATCTGTCTTCATCATTATACCATGCAAAATAGCTATTTGGATATGTTCTTTTATTTGTTGCCATATATCTCCTATGTTAACGAATCATCGCTTCCATTTAATTCTGACCATGTAGTTGAATTATTGTCTGTGTCTTCTCTTAAAATTTTATGAGAATCTGAAAGTTTTGGTATCATTATATATCTATCATTAGTATCTTTAATTTCAACTCTTTTTATATCTATAACATCATCGTCTAATGCATACCATCTTTGATGTTTTTTTAAATCTGTAACTTTAGATGCTGTAAAATTTCTTTTAGATGATGCTATATCATCAAGTGCATCATTAATTAATTGAAACATATATTGTTCAGGCTGTCTGCCAAATAATTTTTCAATTTGTTCTATAATATTTTTTGCTGTCATTATCTAGCTCCTTGTTCTTGTTGTTTAGGCATTCCTTGAGCTATTAACATTTGTATGCCTTTATCGTAATCTTGTTTTAATGTTGATATAATTGGAACAAATAATTCGGGGTCTTCTTCGCTAATCATTAAAGATTCAGCTACTTTAATAGCTGCATATAAAACAACTAAATATTCAGCTTCATCTGGAAAGTTAACAATAGACGAAACAGCTGATACGTCAACAGTTGGGAATGCTACATGATGTACTCTTGCAGGTTGACTTGCAGTTGGATTAGGTTTTACAAATAATTTTGGGTCTCCTCCAGTATCACTTTCAATCCAATATACAGGGTCAGTTGCACTTGCTTTATGTAAACTGCTTGAATCTTCTGTTGAACCTCCATAAATTGGATTAATTTCTCTACATCCTATTTGATAACCATCATCAGCATTTTCACGAGTAACATGAAATATTTGTCCAGTTGCATCTAAATCCATAGGAGTAGAAGAAGTTAATGAAGTTATTGTAGCACATTCTATTTTTAATTCTCTGGGAAGTATGTTTATAATTTCTTTAACTGCATCTGTTGCAAAACCATCCATTGCTGTTTGGTCGCTAAATTCTGATGTATTTACTAAATCTAATATTTGTACATCAAAATTAGCCATTATCTTTTACCTTTGTTCATTGCCTTGATTGATTCATCAACTGTTGTTGAATTAAATTCAATTTTTGTTTGTCCGCTCCAAGTTGTTCTCATATTTATATGGTCTGATAATTTTCCTGTAGTTCCAAACACATTTCCACATTCACATTGCTTGCTTGTATTTTTTGGCACTTCGGTTTTTCTTGAGCACTTACTGCAATAATATATTCTCATTTCTTAGTTTTTCCGCCTTCTTTCATGTACCCCATTTTATTTCTTACTTTTTTAGGCAATTTAGATAAACCTGGATTTTTTTCTGCATCAACAGCTTTCATTGCTTTTCCGCCTTCTTCATATTTTTTCATGCCAGTCATACCGCCATGTCCATATTTCATTTTCATTTTACCACCGCCCATCATCATAGGTTTTTGCATACCTATCATATTGTATCCAGTTTTACCACCACCTGCATACATTTGCTCACTTCTCATACTTCCATCTTTTATTGGAATACCTGTTTTTTCTGATTCTGCTTTTGCAGCAGCCATACCTTCTTCAGTATAAGGGTATTTTTTATTTCCTACTTCTGGCATTATTTTTTACTCCTTTTCCTTGCGTCAGTTATTGGATAATTATAATCATTTTCATTCGGTAATTTACCATTTTTGTTTATATATTCCAATACTGGCTCTGTTTTACTGTTAACTGATTTTTTCTTAATTATATATTCTCCACCTTCAACTTCAATTGGGATACCACCCTTATCATGTGATGGCCCTTTTAACTTACCTCCATGATTCATAGATTTTAAATGTTTATCTACTCTTTTAGATTGTCCTAAATGCAATTTTGAAGCTTTTTTTAATTCTTTCACAACTAATTTTAAATCTTCTACTGAACCTTTAACAGGGCCTCCTTCTTTCATAATATCTAAAGTCTTAGGATAGCCTTTTTCGCCAGGTTTTGCTGGACGTTCTCCTCTTTTACGTTTGGCATGTATATTTGCCCATAATCCTTTTCTTTTAGCCATTATTTACCTCCTGTAGATTCATAATCTGAACCTGCGTCCATATTAGTCATAGTTGCATTATTTGTATTAGAAGACATATCATATACTGTTGTTCCATTAGCATGTTCTAATCCATCTCCCATTCTATACCATGCTTTTAAATTACTAGAAAATGATGATTCCATATGATTAAATGGCTGCCTTCCGTTATATATTGTTTGAATTTCTGCTTGGTTTAATGCTTTATCATATATAGTTACTTCTGATAATTTCATTGGATAAGTTGCTGTAGTGGTATCAGTTCTATAAGAAGCTATAGACATATCTCCGCTATTTTCCATTGTATCAGTATGAGCAGAATCTGCATCATCATATTGCCCATTAATATATCCTGTACTATTTCCACTTCTAATAGAAGAAAATGCAACATGAACCCATTGATTTTGCAAGGTATCCATATCAATAGTGCCAGTATATGAAGCACGATAATCACTACCTATTTTATTAAAAAAATGCATTTTAGGAGGATTAGCAGTATTAAAACACCAATTCCATCTTTTATTATCGCTTTCCCATTTGCTAAGAATACGAACATCATGAAAATCAGGTGCTTTTATCCAAGCTGTAAATGTAAAATCTCCAGTAGTTATATGATTTGTAGCTGTTGCATCAATTAAATCATTAGTTCCATCAAAATCTATACAATATTCATCTCTAAATGAATCTCCACTCATCATTATTTTTTTTGATTTAAACATTAATCTTTTACAAATCCAAGTCTTAATGTTATAGTTGCACCATTATAGTCATTAGTTGAGCTTGTTATACCATAAGCATATAAACTTGTACTGCCTGATGCAGCTTTAACTATTGCTCCTATATTATCTTTGCTAAATACTCCAAAATAACCATGGTCAGTAACATATGTAATATCTGTAATACAACATATCCCATCTAATACTGCTCTAGTAGATGTATCAGCTCCTATTGCATCACTTACAGAACCTATGCTAGTTGAATCTGATGTAATAACAAGTTTAAATCCTCCTGTAATATTGGCTCCATCTCCACTTGCATCTGTTGAATTATCTGTTACTATTGCTACTACTGATTGTAAAATTCCTGCACCACCATTTACAGAAACTGCATATGGTATTTCAGTTACATCAAACATTAAATCTCCACTTGTTCCATCTGAAGTTAATGTTGCTGAAATGTCAATTAAATCAACATCCATTTTGTTAAGTTTTTCTACTACTGTATACTTGTGTATATCTGTTTGTGCCATTTTATTCTCCTTATTTGAGTGTACTTAAAGCTCTGGCTTGAGCGTGAACGTACTTTTATTATTAAAATTTTTAGTAGATTCGGGAGCCACCCTTTATACGATAGCTCCCATAGTTCTACAAAACTATTAATCCTTATTGATTCGGATTAAGATGCAGCATCAGTATGGAATTTAACATCTGAACCTAGAGCAGCAGCAATGCCTCTTACATACCAACGATTACCGTCAGTCCATATTTGAACATTATCGCCAGGACTAGCTGCAGCAGTAAAGTTGATAAAATCATCATTATTAACTGCTGTATCACCAGCTGCGTCAGCAACCGATGCTATATGTCCTACTACGTCTGCTCCTGAGCCAAAATCAATGTTTACGATTCCGCCCATTCCACCATCAGAACCATCAGTATCTTCAGTTACCCAAACTTCGCAATTCCAACCTACAGGTAAATCTGCCACAGTTGGCAAATCTAATTCAGTTGTTGCAGCTGGATGTACTAAAAATGTAGTTCCGCTATCTGCTTCAGTCACCGTATAGTTCTCAGTAATTTTTTTAACTTTTTTTACATAAGTACCAGTTAGTGAACTGTTTTCATTTAGATAATCACTTCTCATTATTCATTCCTCCTTAATTTAAGTCAGTAAATGAATACAACATGTGAGTTTCAGGGATTGTAATTTCAAGACCTGCTTCTGTAAGAATCATATCTTTTCTTAAATCCTCATCTGCTTGTTGCACATTTGTTGTTATTGAAGTATCTCTATTTAACCCGTTTCCAACAAGAGGTCTATAAGCTAATTGATTCATATCAGCTAGTAATAACATACCACCTGACATACCTCTGAATAATGGCTCTCTAATTAAATTTAAATCACCATGTACAGTATTAATCATTTGAACTTTATGACCAAACGCACCATCTCTAGCATTCATATTGTATTGATATGATGGATTGTTTGTTGTTCCTGCAGTATCACCAGCAGAAACATCTTGGAAGCTATTAGCTCCAAGCTTGTTGAAATAAGATATTACAGGTAGACCTGCTAAAGCAAGTTTACTTGAACTTCCACCCCTTGCAGGGTCAAAAAAGACTTCCATATCAGATAATATTGTATCGTATGTTATTGAAGTAGAAGCTGCTGCAGCAAAATATGGATTTCCTGAGCTATAAGATAGCGAACCAGGAGTTCCTGCTGCAGTTCTAACAATAATATCACCTACAAGACCAGCTGATGATTGTACACCATTTTGTCTTCCTTTTTGTCCAAATAACATTGCTCTTTCAATGTCTACTTTGTGTTCTCTTAGTTTTAAATTCCAGATTCTTTGCCATTCATTTGCATATCCTCTGTAATTAGTAGCAATAGCTGTATTTGTCATTTCACAAGCTGTTTTAAAGATTTGGGTATATCCAAAGTCATCGTCTAAAGATTTAGACCAAACATCAGGAGAACCTGAACCTTCTTCAAAAGCTGTTCCAATGATTTGAGCTTTATCACCATCTGCAATTGCATCATAACCACCTTCACTTGAATTACCAACACTTAAACATGTAACTTGACATGTAGTGTAAGAAGTTTCGTGTGAAACTGAATCTAATCTTACAATTGCATGTGATTTTCCATCTACAACTTCAACTGCTACAACCATACCTTTAATAAGATAATCAACAGAAGCATCAGAGCCATTTTCAAATTGAACTTGGCCACTTACACCTGCTGCCAATGAGCTTAAGGCTGATTGAGCAAAAAAAGACCTATTTGTCCAGTCAATTTTAGAACGATTTTCTAAAAATCTGAACACAGGGTCAGTTGTAGGAACTTTGCTTACTTTACTTAAATATACAAAAAATGGAGATTCTTCTGGGCTTAATTCTGCAACTCTATCACTTAGGTCGTATAATCTACGTTGGTCACCTGCAACACCGTGTGCGGCATCGTGAGCATTAGCGATTGTAGTAGCAGCACCAGTACTGGAAAGAGAACCAGTTCTGATTGTGTTTGCACTATTTGCCATGACTTGCGTCTCCAATTTTACTCTCTATCAGCTGCATATAAATGCCTTCAAGTAGAGTTTTGTTATTAAGGTAATTTATTCGACACTCTGTCAGCACCAAGAACACCTTTCCACATTGAATCATCATCAGATTCCCTTACAGGCCTTTGTCCATTTAGAATGCCAGCTTGCTGAGGAATTGCTTGAGCTCTACGAATTGAATCTAGAGGATTGCTTCCTTGTTGTTCTTGATTTGTTACAGCTTTCCACATATTAATAGCACCATCAACACCATATTCAGCTGGGTTTTTACTTGCAAAATCAACGAATGAATTAATTTCTTCAGCATTTAAACCTCTAGCGGCTAATTCTGATTGAAGTTTATCCATTCCCATTTGCTTTTGTATTCCAGATACTTGTTGTTGAACAGCTCCATTAATAGAATCCTGCAACTCTTGTTGTCGAAACTGATACGATTTAGACTTAGGGTCGTTATAGGCTTCCCATGGGTCAAACTCATCTTTTTCCATAGCAATTCTTTGAGGTTGAATTGGTTGACCACCCTGAGCCATTTGTGCAACTGCTTGCGTAATGTCAGGTCTTGATTCCAAAAACTTACCTACTTCTTCATATTGCTTTAGTTTTTGATTTTCAACATGTAACTTATCTTTTTCTGATTGAAAATATTTAGCTTGTGATTCCCAATCATTAGATTGTTCTTGTTGCTGAGTCGACTTGTCTTGATGCCCTGCTCTATCATTGGATTGACCTTCCATAGGAAGATTTCCTTCTTCAAGTGCATTATTCATGATTTCTCCTTGTTTTGCAATCTCTCGTTTTTTTCTTGAGCTTGACTACGTAAACGTAATTTCTCTTGTTCGAGTTTAACTGCATTGGTTAGTTTAGAAGACTGTTCTGCGTTAACAGCCTTTTCATCATATTTAATTCTATTTAATTCTGTTTTAAATTTCTCAACTTCAGTTCTTTTTCTTGAAGCAATAGATTCTCTATTTGCTGTTTGTAAATCGCCCTGTAAGTTTTTAATCATTTCTTCTGCTTGACTTAGTTGAGATTGTAATTGTTGCATCATATCCATTCTTTGCAGCACACCTTCTTTGTCAAAAATGTCTGTTTTCATTAATGCTTCAGTTCTATCAATAAGACCAGCTTGATATGCTTCCATATATATTGACCATTCTCCCCATCTATTTGATGGCATTGTAGAACTTCCAATAACATTTATATCGTATTGGCCTATTGTTAAATCATTTTGCATTTCAGATATTGCTTGTGATTTATCGTTATAAAAATTAACCATATATTCACTCATATCATTATTTGGTTGAACTATTCTAAATGTTTTTTGAAAAGTATAATGTCCTTTTGCTAAATTGTATACAACTTGCCCTAATCTTCTTAAACTTCCTTCAATATCTCTTAATTTAGACTTACTACGTCTTTGCCCAAAATCTTCCATCATCATTGTTGCTGAAGACGTCCTTGGAGCTACTTCAGTATTTCCTTGCATCATTTCAAATATACCCATGTTTAAATCAATATATTTTTCTACTAATCCAGGTAATTGCATTACAGAATTAGATAATGGTTGAGGAGAAGGAAAATGCGGTTCACCAAATGAAGGGTCATATTCAATTGTTGCATTTGGATTTGCCCAATCTCTTTCTAATTGTTCTATATCATCAACACTTCCTTGCGGTATTAATAATTTCAAACCACTTGATGCTTGTGCATGTGAAGTTATCAATGACATTGTTTTATTTAAAAATCTTTGAAAATCTTTATTTTTTCTTACATCACTCATTGGATATGGTGTATTTGTCCAAATATTTGGAACTGGAACAATTGGATATTTATCTGTATTTAACACTCTTTCATATAAAATTATTTGTCCTAATGTGCATGTAAGCTGTATTCTTGTTTGCAAAACTTCAACAATATCAATCATGCCTTGTTCAGCTGCTTTTGCAATATTTTTATCTTGTAAAAACATTTCTAAATTTTGACTGTCTAATATTCTTTCATTACCAGTTTGAATATCTAAAACTCTATAATATGGTACTTTAATTTTAGAAAAACTTTCAATTAACTGATATTTTTCTGAACCTTCTCCATGGTCATAATCTTTAACAACATCAGGAGTAAAACTTCCAACTGTTCTATTATTTTTAGGAGATGGATATGTTTCATCTTCGGAATATGATTCAATTTCATCAATTAACATTTTGCCATTTTCTTTGTTAACTTCTGATAATTGTGGATATAAATCTAATAATTGAAATTTTGTAAATATGGTAGATAGCATCATTCCAGATGAGTCATCAAAATATCTACTTCTTGCATTTGGGTCTACACAAACTCTAAATGGGTCTATATATGTAAATTTAACTTCACCTCTGCCATAATCAGCTTCATTGTCAACATATGCATAAAAATAACCTAATCCAGTAACTGCATAATCATGTATAGTTTGTTTGAATACTTCGTTACCATCTGATATGTTCCATATATATTCAAGTATTGTTTTCCACACACTTGCTAAATCGCTATCAGAATCTTCTCTTGGCAGAACAGAAAATTTAGGAGGTTTTGATGTTATTATAGCTTTAAATTGCTCAATTGCTCCATACAATCTATCTAATGGTACACTTGATTGATTTCTTTCTGCTAAAGCTTCAGCTTCTGCTTTACTAAAATGATTTCCTAAATAAAAATCAATATCTTCACGTGCATGGTCTTCCCAATCAACTCTTGCATCATGCCATCTGTCCCATAATTCTTTTATGTATATTGCTTTTTTATCTGCTTCTATCATAGTTCTAAATATAATATATATTTATTATACAAATCAATACCTTGCTCCAGTTATCCAATTGTATTTCTTTTTTGGACTTTCCCACGACTCCCCTTTTTTTTGTTTTTTTACATTACTAGCTTTTTTATTACCTTTAGCATATTGTGTTGATAACCAAAATGCATCAATAGTATCATCGTGACTTCCTTTTGGAAAATCAAGCAATTCTCCAATAAATTCATGCATATCTTTTTTTAAATGTACAGCACCAGCTTTAAACATAGGTTGCAAACCTTCAAACAATCTGTCTTTTTTCTTTTGATTACCATATCCTTTAATGCCTTTTTCTATACCAGGTAAAAATTTACCTTCTTTTTTACTTCGTTTGTATACATAATCTCTAAGCATTTCTTGATACGATATTGTTTCAATGTTTATTCTTTTAATTTTTTTATATCGTTCTGCAATTTTAAATATTTGGTCGGCACAGTCCATCGGTAATACTCGTTTTCTCCAATATTCGATAACATAATAATCGTATTCAGCAGTAACACCAATAACCATGATGACACTATAATCGTTCCTAGCACTAAGTGTCGAAGCAGGGTCAACACCCATGTAAATATTGACATATTCAGTTCTCCCATCATCTAGTTTAATATACCAAGATTCACTTGCTTCGTTATATCTAACTGACCCTTTATAAAAATTTTCTGTTATATCTTCTTCACTAAATATTTGGTCTTCAGGAGATTTGGCCTGATTCATATATTCTTGATAAAACTTACTAGGAGTTCCAGAATCAATGTAAAACTGTTTCCTTTCCTCAATTTTTTTCATAGGCCACCTAGAAGGCCATAGAGGAGTACCATCATCTTTTATTGCTTTATGTGTTTCGATAGTCCAAGAGTAATCCTCGCCTGTTTTTTGTGCTGCTTGGTAGTTTTTTACAAGTCCATTAAGAAATGAATCATAATGTACTATTGTTCCATTACACCATAAGAATCCACCTTTATCAAAATCAATCGCTGGATATACTGCAGCAGTTACCCAGTTTTTTATTTGTTGTCTTGCTTCAGGTGTTTTTGTATTTAACTCTGATTCAAAATCATCTAGTATTATTCCAGTATATCTTGTAGATAATTGTTTTTTACCCCTTAATCTTTGAGAAGCACCTTTGGCAATCATTCTACAATTATTTTTTAATACAATTTCGTTTTTAGTCCATTTATCTCCTTGCAAATCGCCAAAATAATAATGTATTGCAGGATTTTCATATATATGTGTGGATATCTCT